TAAAACACCCCCGCCCGCAGCCGCCGCTGCCGCTGATACTAAAAAGCTCATGCTCCCGCCTTTAATCTTATTTGATTAGCTTGTCTATAATCTACTGTTAACTCTTCATCTTCACGGATGTTTCTTAAGGCGTACATATCTATATTATCTCCAGATATCGCATAGTAAGTGTTAGGGAATGAATTGTGGTTAGTATATCTACCAACTGGGGTTCTAAAAACCCCAATGCGCCCCGGTGCAATACGTGCACCACTTTCAATATCCGCAGCAGCAAAAACCCCAGTACCGTCAATAGCGGAAGGGGCCACATAGGTTAAAGTTTCGTTAGCGGGCATAGGCACTTGATCTTCTGAATTTTCTACTAAGCTATGCACTTCGGTATTTGATAGCCCCATGTCGCTAATAAATTTTAAATAGTCGTTTCGTTGAAACTCCACCATAGTTTTATAGGTCAATACGTCAGCTACTTTACTATCGTCTTGTTCTTCACAATGATGCACAGTAAGAAATTCTACTTCTTCATGCACAAACACCACACGATGAGTGCCTGCTGGCGTAACAAACACATCAGGAGCTGTAACTTCTTGAGCCATCCCCTCGGCATTTAACATAGTAATACGTCCTCTTAGGGCAACTGATATATGATCTACCTTATGCACCGCTGTAGTAAAGAACGTACCCGCAGGGACTATTATTCTACGTCCATATAGGTCCTCAGTATGGTAATGGGATACAGTAGTTTCTACAGGATATAGCTCCCCAGCACCTACTTTTGACTGTATACATACCGCCAATTCATCAATAGAACCTATCATGGACGTTTAGCCTTTACTGCTCTATCTAACATTTTCTCAACAGCCAATTTGCCTGCGTCTTGACGCACTTGTGTTTTCTTTCCATGAGAAGCCTGTCTTACTATAGGAAGTAAGTTATCTAATAGTTCAGCCCCTTTTTCAGGGTCTCCAAAACCTAAGATACGTACTAAATCTGGAGGAACTACAAACTCCCCATCGGCCAATCTAACTTCTTCTTTCCCATCAATATTAGCAGGTATATCATCACTCATACCATCACCTGGGCCGTCTAACATACCCCCATTTTCAAACCCATGAATAACTTCATGTCGTTGAGGAGTAGCCGCCGCATAAGGATATGCGCTTGGAATCTGTGATTGAGGATAAAAATTTTCTGGGTTTATAGGCTGAGTGTTTATATAACCCCCCGGAGCAAAACCAGAGGTATCTTTTAAAATTTGTTCAGCTTGATTGATTTCATTATTAACATTTGTTTTTTCAAATTCAGACACATATTTAGGAGGTAAAGTAGCACTTACTTGTGTACCCCCCATAGGCATTTGAATTGTTACTGGACCCCCAGCAGCCATACCTTGGCGTTTAGAGTTAATAAGATTTAAAAAGTAGCTGCGTTGGGTAGCTGAGTCTTTACTGTTAGCATCAGGTGATATATTTATTGGGTACCCTAAGCTTGCAAAATAATTCTGTTGATCTTGTGCATTTGCGTTAGCTTGAGCTTGATCTTGTTTAGCTTGTTCCTCATTAGCGCGGCTTTGAATAAGCATGTCAGTAGCGGCCGTACCTAAACCTGCACCAGTACCAATAGGCATTAACAAGGAGCTTAACCCTGCTTTAGTGGTCATTGCCCCAGCTTGGTTACTAAGCCCAGTACCTAACTTATCCATAAACGACTGCGGAGCCATAACGCCTTGTGGTAATCCACTAGAAGGCATAGTAAAGCTTGCGGGGGCCGTATCCGCTATTGTTGGAATAGTTAAATTTTCAGCAGGGGATGTAAACTGATTTACAACCGAAGAGGGTAGTTTAAACCCAGTAGCTGCTGTACTAGGCATAAGAGCGGTATCTGATACAGGAGCGCCAAGTCCCGCTTTAGCCGCAGAATCTTGTGCTACACCCGCAGCATTAAAATCACCTGCTCCACCAAATCCGCCTATACCACCTGATATAGCGCCGCCTAAAGCACCGGGGGCAAAACCATGACCTTGTATAGCACTCAGAGTACCTCCACCTAAACCACCAACTCCAGCACCAACAGCCGTTGCACCTAAAGCACCTATTTCGGGAGCCGCCGCTAACGCCGCTCCACCTGTTAAAGCGCCAGCAAGACCTATACCAGCAGTGGCTAATAAATCTGTCCAACTAAATGCTTCTGGAAGTCCTGTATTAGGGTTAACTGTTATCGGACCTAATAACGATTGAAGTCCAGCTAATTCTTTTTTACTCACATGTAAAAGGGTATCATCCCCTTTACGCCCTAGAGCTGATAAGCCTTTTGCCGTTTGTGTATATGCCATAATAGTGTCTCTAAGGTATGATGTTTATTACGCCAGCATTGTTCCAAATATCCCCAGAACTTAAACCGGTACTACTAGTGGGTAGGCTCACAATGTTGACAATTGTTTTATTAACTAAAGCGTTAGTGGCATCTACTATATGCTCTACTGAGGCCACCGCTTGTGTTGCTCCTGAACCTGTTAAAGATAAAACCAAATCAGTCCCTCTAAGGTGCCCCGGATTTGCCTGTTGTTGGATGTAAAAGTTCAAGACTCGTATTAATGAGTTCATATACTGCACATCATATTCAAGAGGAGGTAACGGCAGTACACTGGGAGAAGGTACGCTATATCCGGGACTTTTCATATTCTATCTTCTACCATCAGGTTGTACATCAATTCTAGGAACACCAAGTTGCCACTTCACACCTAGATCGGTACTGCCTATTCTAAAGGCAGCTTGGCGCCCTCTTAGACGCAACCATACTTGATTGGTATAGTTATATACTTGAGTAGACACCTTACTTCCAACCGCAATAGGCACGTCAGTATGGGTGAAGGTGCCCTCACCGGGAAAGTTCCTAGACGATAAAGTCATAGTAACCGAGGGTTCATTTACAACAGAACCAATAAAATCTATGTCAGGAATAATACGTTTAATAAAAGAAAACTGTACTCCGTCCCCTATATCAAAGTCCGCGCTTTCTATATAATTTGTAATGGCACTAGGAGGATTAGTTAGCCCGTCATCAACGCCGTTCTCATGTTGTAGTAACTTATTAGAAACTGCCGCCCAAGGTAATCCTTTGATGTGTGAGTCTAACCAAGCGTTACGTTCCATTTGTCCATAATACCAAAGCTTTTCTAAATAATTATATATGACATACCTATTAGTAGTTTGAGAATCAGCAGAGGGATAAAACCACCATATCTCATTAAACTTTTCACTAGTACCAGCAAAAACTTGTCCTATCTGGCTCATGTTAATATCGTCAAATATGTACTGGCGTAAGGCACAAGGCAGCGTATCTACCCGCCCAGAATAAGCATAGAACTTACCTTTACCCATCCAGTATGTTATGCCATTAGCGGTAGCAACTGCATTAGGTGAAGCTATAGTTGTTTCTGCTGAGATTAAAGTAAACCCAAATATATAAGGAGGGCCTTGAAACTGCATGGAATACACCGCCGCATCAGTCCATATTAAAGTTTCTTGCCTAGTTTTTTCTGCAGTAACAAGTTCACTGCCTGTGGTAACTCGATAGAATCCAGCAGTGTTAGTAATATCAGAAGGGCTCCATACTAAAGGATTTTCTTGGCTACACCATTGAATAAGTAATGGGTCTCTTTGCGCTAATAGGGCGGTGCCACTACCTGTACCCACTCCCCCCGCAGTAAAATATTGCCCTACTTCATTTTTACTTGCTCCCAATAAGGTAAAGTCAGTAGATCCTACAACCTTAATCATGTATTGCTTACCAGTAATAAGTGCCGTAACAGACACTGCTGGAATAGTTGGGTCAGTAGCTCCTAATACAACTACGTGCCTTTCGTCAGTGACAAATACTCTTGTTCCTAATATAGGCGCGTATCCATCAGAACCTGCCATAGAATATAAATTTATACCCCGCCCTGTAACTTGCCCATTAGACGATAAATTTGTACCCGCGGCCCAGTAATATACAGGGCCGTACTCAGCGTTATAAAATAAGTCTTGGCCAAAATTATCAGCGCTCCAAAGTCGTAACTCTGTACTAACTCCAACACCTGTAAATCCTGTATTCCACCCATGATTACCATTCCAAGGTCCAGCACCCCAACCATTACCAAAGCTTGTTACATCTAACCCAGTAGTCGCTTGATATGCCGCAGTAGCGGGCGTATTGCCCCCACCTACACTGGCCGAAGTAGATTGAACGCCCGTGTTGATTAAAACATAGGAAGGGTTGGCTTGAGATATTTGAAATTCAGCATTTAGTAACGTGGTAGTATACGGACCAAAAGCACTTAAATTAGCAAAGGTTACAAAGTCCCCTGCAACGGCATTATTATTAGTGCTTTTAATAGCTACATAAGTACTTGTTACAACGGTAGCTGAGGCATGAGTCGTTGCGGTGGTTCCTGCATATCCTCTAATACATCCCGAAAGGGTGTTACTTGCAACAGAGCTGACCCAAATAGTTTCAGCACCTATTTGTATGGTAAAGGGCGGTGCATTGACAAAAGAAGTTCCACTAGTAACATTAAAAGTCGTAGCAGTAGCCGTAATATCCGCGCTTAAAGTAGAATAAATGGGGGTGACAGGATTATTAGGTAAATTAACAGTTACGCGAATAGCGGTAACATCAAAAAACACCCCACCAGAATAAATATAATATTTAAGATTAGTGCCTAAGCCTAGGAGATAATATCCTGATAGTGAGTCCCATTCAACAATGTGCTTACAGGTACCTAGAAAAGTATTATTTGTATCTGTAACCCACCCGCCTAGTTTTTCAGGCATACCTGAACGAAAACGAATTTTATCGCAAGCATACCAACCACCAGAGTTAGCAAGGTCTGTTGACTCCCTAGAAACCCCCGGTCTAAACTGCAAATATTGTAAAGGCATTACATCCCCAATACGAAGTTAATTGCAAATCTACCATTTATTTGATTTTGTATACTCCCTGTAACCCCCGATAAGTAGCCTAGTTCTGTACTAGTAGTGGTTGAACCTACTAAATTTCCAGAAGAATCTGTAGCTACTGCTTTGCTTGGTGAATAGGTCGTGGTAACTGCAGGGTTAGCAGCATAAAAACTTACCCCATCACTATAAACCACTTTTGCGGTGCCTGCAGATATAGCTAAACCAACACTAGCACCATTAGTAGTATATAGGGTAACCAAACTATCAGAACTATTTATAATAACGTAGACTTTAGTAACTGCTGGAGCCGTTATAGTTCGTGCAGTCCCCGGCGTACCTGTCACCGATAAAATCATTTGCCTAGCTTGATCCGCTACACCATTATACGCTGTAAGAGTTACGTTACCTGCGGTAACATCTACAGTAGCTAAACCTGATATAGCCTCTTCTATAACCGTACCAAGATTGGTATTAGTTGTGTTACCCCACTGGTTAGCTTGCTCTCCAGAGGCAATAAGTTCTATTCGTAAATTAGGGCTGTAGGTACTTGGCATATAAATATCTCTTAAGTAGGTATCTCAGTCCAAGCAGGATTCTGAGTGGTGTCAATATGTGTCCAATTAGAACTTTGAGCTGTATTTATATCACTCCAATTGGCGCTTTGCGATGGGTCTATTTTGTTCCACATACGCATAGAATGCAAGGATAACTGTATGTTTTGGCTGCCTAAAGTAGGGGATACTTCTTCTAAGGTAGAATTTTGCGTAAGGGTTACGTTTTGCCCTATTAGTGTATAGTTAGCATCGGCTGTAATAGTCACCGAATTTTGAGATACATTTAAAACCTGCCCAGCAAGGGTGTAGTTAGCATTGGCTGTAGTAGACACCGAATTTTGGGTGACTAAAAGGGCTGTTTCTCCTACTAGCAGCTCTACACTATCTGCTGTTACATTTAAGGCCGCTTGAGATATAGTAACCGTTTGACCCGACAATGTAAGCGAAGTGTCTACAATTAAACTCGCTAAAGGATTATCGGCAATAGGATTAAAACCAAGCATCTACTTAACCTTATATTTCTTATTTTAACGTGTAATACTGACCAGTTAACAACTGTTCAGCAACTCTTTTAGCTCTAGCGGGAGTTTGAATCGCCCATGTGCTATCTAAAGCATGGGCTTTAGCCGCTACCCAATCGCTACGTTCTAGTGCATTAAGCATTAACTTAAATTTCATAACCCCATTAACCCCTAATTGAAAACACATATTAAGCACTGCATCACGTCTAACCTTATCTAAATTGGTATTATAAGGCCAGTTAACATTAAGCTGAATAATNACATCATTAATATCTCTATCAAAAATTAGATCACACATTTGTTCGCTTATTATGTCNGGNATNCGNTGNCCNTTAAAAGCGGGCTTAACGTCAAGATTATGACCTATACCTATGGATTTATGTCCTTGCGTACAGGTATAAGCCTTTAATTTACGCCCTTCTTCAAACTCTAGTTGCGCTTTTAATTGAGATAACATTACGCTTTGGACGCTAAATCTTTAGTTTTAGCAACGGCAAGCTCAAGCAACAAATTAGCTAACCAACCTTCAAGTTCAAGCCCAATTATAGTAAATTCAGCTATGACTGCTTTTCTTTTATCTTCACCTGTTAAGGCAGGTTGTAAATCTGAAATAGTTTTTTTGTTCCAACGATCTACAGTATCTTCTACTCGCGCAAAAGTACTTGAGCCTACTAAAGCTCTAGCTAATTGCGATATTAAAAACAATATGACAGGTGACATTTTAAACTCCTTTAATATTTACAGTTAATTTCTAGGCCCGCATACCCCAATGAAGGGATATTCATATAATGACCGTCTACAGGCGTAGGTGTAAAAGTGGGGTATTCTTTACATGTTAATGTGCAACTGGGTAAAGCCAAGCACCACAATAAAAAAATTAGTTTAAAGACTTTGCCTCTTTGACAAAAAAACCTAAACCCCCAAATACAACCCCTAAAGCTACTAAAGCATCATGAACTGTGCCAGTATCTAATTGTAACCCAGCTAAAGTTAATAATGACGCGATAGATGCGTGCGTTGATGGTTCTGCTAATCGCGATTGAATATAACCCCAAACACCTAATATTTTGTCCATGCTAATCCCCTAAGTTAGTTTTTAATAACTTTCATTTTCATCATAGTGTGGACAGCCACATTATTTGCTTCACGCATTAAACGCCTAAACATAAAGTCTTCATCTTGGGTAATTGTACCATCAGCCATTTTAGCTTTCATGCGCTCTACCATATCCCCATAAAAGGCATCATATTCAAAGTCATACCAAACCATTTCAAAGTTTACGTTGTACTTTAAGCCCATACCAGAGCTAGAACCATAGGCCTCAATATGCTCTTTGTTAGTCTTTTGGCAAAACATAAACATACCGCCAACAGTAATAGGTCGCTTATGCGTAGGGTCAGAATAAAAGTTATCATGAAAGTGGTGAGGTACAACGATATCTAAAATAGCACCGTGCTTACATACGCGGTAAATCTCTTGCATCAAAGGAATAAACCCTTGACCAATGTGTTCTAATATATGATGCGCTCTAACTTCACTTACTGAGTTATCTTCAAAAGGAAGTATCGCAGCTTCAATATCTACAAGGTAATCTGGTTCTACTAAAGGGTCGTCATCAACATTAACGAAACCTTCAATACGTTTGTATCCTGAACCTAAATTAACTTTCATAATAAAGCGTCTAATTCGTCATGCGTAGTTGCAGCTTCAATCGCAGCAATCTTTGGTTCAATAGCAGCTTGAGCAGTAGCAACAGCAGCAGGATCATACTTTAAAGGGTCACGCGCTTGTTCTTGAATGACTTGTTGAAAAGCAAAAGAAGCATTAGCTTTCATACCAGCTTTTCTTTCTTCAACAGTAATATCAAAAGTACCGTACACGATCTCTACTGGTGTTTTAGTAATATCAAAAACGTGTGCTGTGTAACCTTGACGGTGAGGGATAATTTCTGGTCTTACTTCAATAGCATCTTTCCAGCCATCTTCGTTAGCAGGTGGTAGAGTGTCCCAGCAATCTGTGACTTCGTTGTTTTGTATTCTTACGTGTAGTGACATTTTGTTTCCTTTTGTTTGTGTGTTATTAAGAGAGGATTGCTATGGTGTGGAAATAGCCTGCAGTGATTTTAGACCAAGTGGTTAATGAACCAACTTGCTTAGGGCTTGAGTAATAAGTTCTATTGCCTAGACCTAATT